AAAGTGACCATCCAGATAAACCAAGGATACTTGAAAAAGATCTACCATTACCCGATCTTCAGTATTGGGATTCCTTCGATTACGACTCTGAGATTGTTGAAAAGCAATTTTTATACACGATGAGTGTCGAAGTTAAGCATAGATCAGGTTATATCTCAGAGGGTGGTAGATATTTGTTCACAATTGATGCTTCTCATCGGGATAGAAACATCCCAGATCTAACATTTGCCGAATTTGCAGAAGAACATAAGTCACATAACTGTATTATTCTCCCAAATGGTCAAATTGGTCTCTATCCAAATAATCGGTGTAGATGGAAAGATGAGAGTTTAACTCCAAAAATACTCAAAAAACCAGATTTTCTTGTTTCAACAAGGCATTTTACGACTGAAACTGGTCAATATAATGAATATCTAGGACATACCGAAGAATATTTTTGGGAAGCAGATCAAAATACGAAATAAATAAATTTTTTGCTGAAACCTGAATTGGAACAATACTCAATGGGTAAACACCTGCTCTTAGAGGTGTATGATGTTAATTTTGAAGCAATTAATGACGTAGAATTACTTCAAAATGCCATGATTAGGGGGATAAATCGTGCAAAAATGACGATTTTGAACACATTTTCTCATTGTTTTCTTCCTCAGGGTTGCACCATCGTCATTGCACTAGCAGAAAGTCATGTTTCTTGCCATACTTGGCCAGAGAATGGGTGCATTGCGATTGATGTTTATACTTGTGGAGAAGGGAATCCAAAACTAATTGCATTAGAGTTACTCAAATACTTGAATTCTGATAACTATTCTCTTAGAGAAGTAGATCGTTAAATAGACAATAGGAGATAGCAACCTCCTTCATAAAAGTTCTGTTTTATTCATTAAAACAGGAGCTAAAATGTCTAATTTGCCAGTAGATCGAGACAATAATTATATGAGAGAAATGTGGGGAACCACTAAATTAATTACAGATTATGATAAGGAACCTCCAAAAAGAGTAATTCAAGAGGTTATGCACGACTTGGCACCAAAACATGACTTCAGAAAACAAGTTGAATTGCATGAAAAAATTAGAAATGATACAGACTATGATGATTGGTCATATGGAACTGAACCAGTCTATGGTTCTCCCTGGAAATGAACATAAATAAATAAAGAAATTTTATGTCCGATGGCAATTACTAGGATATCTAGATCCTTCAAAGATATTAGTTTATCCTTTGAACCTCATCCTATTACTAAGGATTTGCCAATTTTGAAGGATCAAAATGCGATTATAAGATCAATTCGCAATTTAGTTGAAACAATTCCGACCGAAAGATTTTTTAATTCTACAATCGGTTCAAATGTTCGTTCTAGTTTATTTGGATTTGTTGATTATGGTACGGCATCAACAGTTCGAGACCAAATTATTATTTGTATTCAGAACTACGAACCTAGAGTTAATGATGTAATCGTTGATGTCGATCCCAGACCTGATACAAATGAATTTGAAGTTACTATTACCTTCAATATTATTGGACAAGAAATTCCAACTCAGCAATTCTCATTCATATTAGAGGCAACAAGATAAAATGCCTTTTACAAAGTTCGCTAATTTAGATTTTGATCAAATAAAGACCTCTATCAAAGATTATCTCCGTGCAAATTCTACCTTCACGGATTTTGATTTTGAGGGGTCTAATTTTTCTGTTCTGATTGACACTTTAGCATATAATACATATATCACAGCATTTAATTCTAATATGACTGTCAATGAATCCTTTTTGGATTCTGCAACAGTTAGAGAAAATGTAGTTTCCTTAGCAAGAAATATTGGTTATGTACCACGCTCCAGAACCGCCTCTACGGCGGAAGTTACATTTTCCGTAAATACTACCACAACAACCCCCACATTAACTTTAAGGGCGGGTCTAGTGTGTGTAGGAAGCGTTAGTGGTTCGTCGTATGTGTTTTCTTCACCATCTAATGTTTCTACCAATGTTGTGAATGGAACGGCAACATTTAGCAATATTAAGATTAAAGAAGGAACATTTTTAACAAAACAATTTACAGTAGATGGTTCTTTAGATCAGAGATTTATTCTAAACAATTCATTTATTGATACTTCAACAATTACTGTATATGTTAAAGGTACAAGCGACACTGGATTGGGTAGAGTATACTCTTTAGCAGAAAATATTTTTGATATCAATTCAACCTCAGAAATTTACCTAATTCAAGAAGTTCAAGATGAAAAATATGAACTTCTTTTTGGCGATGGATACTTCGGTAAGAAATTAGATAATGGTGCAATTATTACCGTTACTTACATTGTAACTGATGGTAAGGATGGAAATGGTGCCGACACATTTTCATTTTCAGGAACTTTGCAAGATGCTAGTGGCATTATTATTGTTCCAACAAATACAATTACAATAACCACAAATCAAAGATCCCAAAATGGTGGCGATGTTGAAGGGATAGATTCGATTAAGTATTTTGCACCAAGAATATATTCTTCACAATATAGAGCAGTTACTGCCAGAGATTATGAGGCGATTATCAAATCAAAAGTTTATCCAGATACTGAGACAGTTTCTGTTGTTGGTGGTGAAGAATTATCTCCACCACAATTTGGTAAGGTCTTAATTAGTATTAAACCAAAAAATGGAACCTATGTTTCAGATTTTAATAAACAACAAATTCAAAATAAATTAAAGCAATATACTGTTGCAGGAATTACTCCCGAAATTATAGATTTAAAATCTCTATATGTTGAGATTGATTCATCAGTTTATTATAATTACTCCCAAATTGGTAGTATAGAAGACTTAAAAACAAAAGTTGAGAATTCCCTCACAACATACTCAAAATCTACCAATTTAAATACTTTTGGTGGGAGATTTAAGTATAGTAAAGTTCTTCAAGTTATTGATAATACTGATATTGCGATCACATCTAACATTACTAAGGTTAGAATTAGAAGAGATCTAAAAGTACTTATTAATCAATCAACCCAATATGAAATTTGCTATGGGAATAAGTTTCACGTAAATTCTGCAGGAAAAAATATTAAGTCAACTGGATTTAAAATTTCCGGAGAAGTGGATACGGTATATTTTACAGATACTCCTAATGAAGATTTAAAAACTGGAATAATTTCGATTGTAAAACCATATCCAGTAATTTCTGGTGTTGGTACAACTTCGGTAATGAAAACTCCAGTTGTGGTTCAATCTGCTGGAACAGTCGATTATGAAACTGGTGAGATTCTTCTTGGTGCTTTAAATATTACTTCAACTGATTTGGATGGGGATATTATTGAAATCCAAGCGTTCCCAGAATCAAACGATGTTATAGGTCTTAAGGATCTGTATATTTCATTTGATGTTTCTAAAAGCACAATAAATATGATTAAGGATGTTATTGCATCTGGCGATGATATATCGGGTGTGGTATTTTCAAAAGACTCTTATAGATCAAGCTATTCGAACGGGGAATTAACGAGGTCGTAATATGATACAAACTGGTTTTGAATCTAGGGTAAAAGTTCAGCAAATTATTGACAATCAACTTCCAGAATTTATCTTAGATGAAAGTCCAAAGGCTGCTGAATTTCTAAAGCAATACTACATTTCCCAAGAATATCAGGGAGGACCCGTTGATATTGGGGAGAATTTAGATCAATATCTAAAATTAGATAGTTTAACTCCAGAAGTTGTAGTAGGGTCTACAACTTTGGTTGGGAATATTTCATCTACATCCACAACTATTGCTGTTGAAAGTACAAAGGGATTTCCAGCAACTTATGGATTATTGAAGATTAATGATGAAATAATTACATATACTGGACTTACAGCAACTACATTTACTGGATGTATTCGCGGATTTAGTGCGATCACGAATTATCATAAAGAATTAAATTCAGAAGATCTAGTTTTTTCACAATCTAGTGCTTCAGAACATAATGATAGTGCTAATGTAGAGAATCTAAGCGCACTTTTTCTACAAGAATTTTATAAAAAACTCAAATATTCTTTAACCCCAGGACTAGAGAGCGTAGATTTTGTCTCCGATCTAAATGTAGGCAACTTCATTAGAGAAGCAAAAACATTATATCAGTCAAAAGGAACTGAAGAATCATTTAGAATTCTTTTCAATATCTTATTTGGAGAGACGCCAAAAGTTATTGATTTAGAAAAATTCTTAATCAAACCATCTTCTGCAACATTTATTAGAAGAGAAGTAGTTGTTGCAGAAAGAATTTCTGGGAATCCTTTACTTCTTTCTGGACAAACTATCAAAAAAAGCACAGATGATAATACCAGTGCTTCTGTTTCGGAAGTTGAAATAATTCGAAGAGGTGGAAAAACATATTATAAATTACTCTTATTTGTTGGATATGATGATTCTTTTCCAACTATAACAGGAACTTTCAATATTACTGGAAGTACAAAAGTAATTCATACAGAATTAATTGGTTCTGAAATTATTACTGTAGATTCTACAATTGGATTTCCAGAATCAGGAACCTTATATTCTGGAAATAATACTATTACATATACAAGTAAGAGTATTAACCAATTTTTTGGTTGTTCTGGAATTGTTGAGCAACTGAATCCAACAGATATTATTAGATCTGATGAAACTTATTATGGATATGAAAATGGAGATGTATCAAATAAAGTTGAATTAAGACTCACTGGAGTACTATCCAATTTTAAAGTAATCTCGCAAGGTTCTTCAATTGATATTGGAGAAGAAATTGGGATCAGAAATCTTGGGGAAGTTATTGAAAATCCAGATCAAGACAAAACTTTTAAAGAAATTTTTGCAAATAGTTGGATTTATAATACAAGTTCCAGATATCAAATAGATAGTTTTTCTTCAGGATTAATCTCTCAGGTAAATATCAAGAGTTCAATTGATAAATCAAGTCTAAAGATTGGTGATACGATTGATATTTTAAATAGAAATAGTGAGGTTATAATTTTTTCTGGATTAGTCGTAACTCAAATCAATAACAATCAAGTTACTACTGATGGTTCTTTTGCTTTAAATTCATCATTTGATTATGATATCAGAAGAAAATTAAATGTATGTTCTAGTTTGACTGTTCCTCTTGAATATAACTCTTTAACATCAGATATTCAAAATGTATATAATGAAAATGATGAGTATATGTATGTTGCTTCAAACTCATTACCATCATATGAGATTGATAAAAATATCTTCAAGTATGATGCACTCTCAGTGTCTGGACAAGATTCTGATACTGGAAAATATTCAATCTTAAATTTTTCTGAAAAAGTATCCTTTTTTACTGGTTCAGAAATATACTATTCATTCTCAGATTCTCCCATTTCTGGATTGTCTGAAAGAATTTATTACGTTGAAGTAATTAATGATAAGACTCAGATTCGTTTGTATGCATCAAGATCTTTTGTCGGAACTAATAGTTATATTGAATTTGGCGAATTGACATCAGGCACACATATTTTTACTCTTAATACTCAAAAACAAAATCTAATATCAGCACAAACACTTTTAAGAAAGTTTCCACTTGATGTAAATATTTCTGATGGCAAATCTGATCCAACACCAGTAGGATCGGTTGGTATGCTGATCAATGGTGTTGAAATTAGTGGTTATAAGACAGATGATAAGATTTATTATGGACCATTAACTGGGGTTAATGTATTAAATGGTGGAACAAGTTATGATGTAATTAATCCACCATTAGTTTCACCATCATCCGGATCATCTCTTTTACAACCTGTCGTTAAAGGTTCTGTTGAAAAAATTTATGTAAATCCCCAGGATTTTGATATTGATGTTTTAATTTCCATATCACTTACTGGAGGAAATGGGAAAGGATCATCATTTGAACCAGTAATTGTTACAAGAAGAAGAGAAATAGAATTTGACGCTAAACAACTTGGGTTTGGTGGAGGAGTAGATACTACATTTGAGACGATTACATTCCCATCCTCTCACGGTTTAGTAAATGGGCAACCAATCATTTACGATTCTGGAAATAACTCTCCATTAGGAATTGGAACCTATGCCGGATCGAATGCCAACACAGGATTAACACTGAAAACTGGTGCTACTTACTATACAAAATATATTAGTGATACTACGATTCAAATTTATCAAAAATTATCTGATTATAGATCGGGAATTAATACAGTAGGTTTTACCACAATTGGTACTTCTGGAACACACAAATTTAAAACAGAACCAAAGAAGACCTTAACTGATATTAAAATTATAAATCCAGGTTCAAATTATCAAAATAGAAAATTAAGAGTAAATCCCATTGGAATATCTACAGTTGACAGTACGGTTTCCTTTACCAATCACGGATTTTTGGATGGAGAACTGGTAAATTATACTTATCAAACTTCTGGAATTAGTGGTCTATCTACAACAAATCAATACCATATCCTTAAGTTAGACGATAGTACTTTCAGACTTGCCAATGCAGGTATTGCTGGAACATCCATAGAAAATTATCAAAGAAGAAATTATGTTAAGTTTGAGAGTGTGGGATCTGGATATCAAATTTTCAATTATCCGGAAATTTCTTTATCTGTAACTTATAGTTCTGTAGGTGTTGGTAGTACCCAGATTATTGGATCTATCGTTGCCACTCCTGTGATAAGAGGGGAGATTACTGATGTTTATGTTTATGAGCAAGGATTGGACTATGGATCTAACATTCTTAACGTTCACAAGAAACCGCAAGTTGTTATAAAAAATGGAAAAAATGCCCAATTTATCCCAATAGTTATAAATGGAAGGATAGAAGATGTAAACATTCAATATGGAGGATCAGAGTATTATTCTACTCCAGATATAGTAGTAACTGGTAGTGGAACTGGTGCTGCAATTAGACCAGTAATTGTTAATAATAAAATTGTTGATGCAGTAATTGTAAATCCTGGATCTGGATATAGTAATACAAATACATCAATATCAGTAGTACCTGCTGGCAAAAATGCAATATTAGATCCACAAGTAAGATCAATATCTGCCAATAAAACTTTCCTATATGGAGAAGAGAAAGATAGTAGAGAAATTTCAAATGAATTAATCACTTCTTCTAAAAATAATTTACAGTACAGTGTTTGTGGATATTCCCAAAAAATTCAAGATGAATTGAATGATAGTGGAGAGTCCCATTCACCAATTATTGGTTGGGCATATGATGGAAATCCAATCTACGGTTCTTATGGATATTCAGATCCAGAAGATGATAATTCTCAAATTAAGAGATTAGTTTCTGGATATACTTTAAACACTTCCAATATTGAAAATAGACCCTCCGGATTTGATGGTGGATTCTTCATAAAGGATTATAAATTTACAAATTCTGGAGATTTGGATGAATACAATGGAAGATATTGTAAAACCCCAGAGTTTCCAAACGGAGTCTACGCATATTTTGCAACTTGTGTTGAAGATGTATTTGGCAACTTGGTAGGACAATTCCCATATTTTATCGGAGAAAGTTATAGGTCCAAATTTATTTCAGAAAATATTTCTTTAGATCAGACATTTGATTTCAATAAATCAAATCTTATCAGAAATACACTACCATATAAAGTAAATGAAGACTATGCTGGAAATGATTTTATTGTAGAGTCAAATGAGGTTATCAATCAATTAACGATTGTAGACTCTGTAACTACAGGTTCGGTCGAAGAATTTAATATTATTAATGCAGGTGATGGATATAAAGTAGGTGATAATTTGGTATTTGATCAATCAAATACTGGAGGGTCTGGATTATCAGCACAAGTTTCAGCAATTACCGGAAAAGATATTGTAGACCTACAATCCACAAATAATTTTTATAACGATGCCATTTTTACTTGGAATAATGGTCAAGAAATTAAGGTTACAGTTTCTCCAAAACATAGTTTAGAGAATCTTGATTATGTAAATGTATCAGGATTTTCATCCTCATTAAGTTCTTTAAATGGTTTTCAACAAATTGGAGTAACTTCATATACTTCAACTCTCATTCAACAAATTCCTGCATATTCTGCCGCAGGTATCGTAACTGATATTTACATCACAAGCATTCCAGAAAATATTTCAATTGGTAGTTCTATTGCAATTGAGTCAGAAACACTATCGGTTTTAAATATTTTTAATAATATCATAAGAGTTCTTAGAGAAACAACAGGAACTGCTCATACTGCAACCACACCAGTTTATTTTGCTCCAGATACGTTTACTATTAATAAATCAGTAGATTATTTTGAATCCAAAATTAATGATCTAGTATATTTTAATCCAACTCAATCTGTTGGTGTTGGTACAACTTCTGGTATTGGAATTGCGGTTACATATAATGTTGGTGTTCAAACTAATAATGTAATTTCAATCCCAACTCAATCAATTTACCTACCAAATCATCAATTTAAAACAAATCAGGCAGTAATATTCTCAAAACCATCAGGAACTTCCGCTATTTCTGTAGCAAATACCTCTGGTAGTGCAGCGTTTAATTTGCCATCAAGTGGAGATAGTCAGATAGTATATATTATTAACCAATCTGTAGATCATATTGGCATTGTCACACAAGTTGGTCTTACAACTTCAACAAAGGGTTTATTCTTCCAGTCTAATGGTTCTAATGATTACCAATATTCTTTACAATCAAACTTTACACAAGTAAAAGGTGATGTTGAAAAAATTAAAACACAAGTTTCACTATCGACATCACACAATCTCATCTCGGGTGATACGATAAATCTTACTGTTAAACCAAATCTATCCGTAGGAATTGGAACATCAACATCGGTTAGAGTTAAATATGATTCCACAAGAAAAAAACTATTAATAAATTCACTCCAATTTTCTTCATCAGGAATTAATACTTTAACAGACCAAATAACTATACCTGATCACGGTTTAGAGACAGGACAAAAAGTAGTTTATACTGCATCAACTGTTGCTACAGGATTATCTACTGGAACATACTATGTTTATAAAGTCGATAAAAACATATTTAAATTATGTGAAACTTTAAAGGATTCTACCTCAAATCCTCCATTAACTACCAATATTACAAATGCCTCCGTTTCAACGCATCAATTAGGTCCAATTAATCCACCATTAGCGTCAGTTAAAAATAATAACCTTATATTTGATTTAAGTGATTCTTCTCTATCTGGATATAATTTTAAAATCTTTTATGATAAAGATTTTAAGGATGAATTTGTTTCCACAGGATCTACAAATAGTTTCTCAGTAAGTGGTGTTGGAACAGTTGGTGTTTCTACAAATGCTTCGCTTACAATCAATTATAGTTCTCAATTACCTTCGCAACTTTTTTATGCGTTAGAGAAATCTGGATATATTAGTACTGCAGATACTGAGGTAAATAATTATTCCCAGATTACTCTTGTAGATAGTTATTATAATGGAGAATATTCCATTTCCGGTGTTGGTACAACAACATTTAATATATCTCTTCAATATATTCCAGAAAAATTATCTTATGATTTTTCTGAATGTGAAGTTCTAAAGTACACAACAAATTCTAGAACTGCTTCTGGTGGAATTTCTAAAATCAGAACAATTTCTTCTGGAGTTGGTTTTAATAAAATTCCCATTTTTAAAGGAACAGATTCTGCAAATGGTCAAGGTGCATATTTAATTACAAAATCTGATGGTATTGGAAAAATCAATGAAACAAGAATTTTAAATGAAGGATTTGAGTATTCTTCAGATAAGACCTTACGCCCAACAGCAGCAATCCCAACATTAGTTACAATTGAAAATGCTAATACAATTTCGAAAGTAACAGTTCTTGATAGTGGAAAAAATTATACCAGCGCCCCAGATTTAATTATTGTAGATAGTGATTCAAAGGAGCGTATAGATTCTGGATATTTATCATCCAATATATTTGGATCCGGAATAGTTTCCGTTGATGTCCTACAACAACCAAAAGGACTGCCATCATCTATCGTAGAAATTAAATCAATAAACAATAGTAATGGTGTTGGAATTCAAACTATTTTATCATCTTCTTCAGGAATAGTAACTTGCTATCTTGTAACTCCCCTTAGCGGTTTTTCTACAGAACCATTTTCTGTAGGAGATAAAATCTATGTTGAAGGTATTCAAAAGTATAGTTTAGATGGTGATGGATTTAATTCTGAGGACTATGGATATGACTTTTTTGATGTAATAACTTATGAAAATTCTGCAACTATTCTCCCAAGAAAACTAGAATATAGTCTTGTTGGATTGTCTACGAATGTTGGCATAGCAAAAACTATACAAGAATCTTATGGATCCATTGTTAATTATAACAATTATCCAAAATTTGAAGTATCACAAACATACTCTCCATTTACTATTGGTGAAACTTTATCAGTACAGAATGAAACTGAATTTGATATTCAAGATTTAAGGATAGTTCAGTATAATGAAAATTATATTAAAGTATCAGGAAAATATGAATTATCACCAAATGAAATAATTCGTGGTGTACAATCAGGAAATTTAGCAACTGTTAATGCGGTAGAAAAAACCACAGGACAATTTGAAGTAGGATATGGATCAAGTCAAAAACTTGGATGGTCTGATGATGTTGGGAAATTGGATGAGGATAATCAAGTTATTCCAGACAATGATTATTATCAAAATCTTTCATACTCTATCAAGAGTAATCGGGAATGGGTGGACATTGTTACACCAGTCAATAGTATTCTCCATCCAAGTGGACTAAAGAATTTTGCAGATACTACAATTGCACAAAATGTTGGAGTAGGAACTACCACTGTAGGAGTATTTACGAATATTCTTTACAATATTATTGATGAACGTAGAGTTGATACTATCAATAATTTTGATTTAGTGGTTGATGTAGACACAATTAATGATACCTCTAAATTCTTGAATCTTAAAAATAGAAAACTTGCCGATTATATTGAGTGTCGTACAAATAGAGTTTTGGAAATTGATGATATTAGTTCAGAATTTTCAAGTTCTGATTCTACTATTAATAATTTTGCAAATCTATTATCGATTTCTCCTTTACAAAAGCATAATAGATATTTGATTCAAATAACAAATAATGATTATACAAAAATTCAATTTACTGAAGTAGTAGTAATTAATAGTGACACCAATGTTTACACTTTAGAAAAATCCAGTATAACAAATATTGATGATCAAATTGGAGATATTTCTGGATTTATAGACGATTTGGATAATTTCTATTTAAGATTTAATCCTATTGATCCCTACAGTGAAGATTATAAGATTAAAATTTTAAATACTAATTTCTCAACATTCTTTAGTGGAATTGGAACAACATCAATAGGATTTGTAAATTTAATTGGATCTAACGCTTCAGTATCTTCAGGAATTACGACAGCATTAATTTCTCAAAATACGTCATCATTAGAGTCTGTATATTCTAATATTCATATTCTTGATACTACTACAAATGAAATGAATTATGTAGAAGTATATGTAGATCATGATGGAACTGATACAAATATCACTGAATTCTATTTTGATTCTAATGAGGAATTGAGTAGTAATTTTATAGGGTCGTTTGGTGCATCAATTTCTGCTGGGGTTCTCACATTAAACTACACAAATACTTCATCAAATGATATTATAGTTAGAAGTAAGAATATTGTATTTAATACGACTGCAGCAGGAATTGGAACATATAGATTTAAAGAATCTGGAGAACTTGATGGATATGAAAGAACTGTAAATTACGTTTCTAACTATTCGAATGTCTCTTCAGCTTCTACTGTAATATCATTAGATCTTAATGATTTCACTTCAGTGAAATCAACAATAAAAGTTAGTATTGGTAATACTAGTGCATTACATCAAGTAATGATGATTTCAGATTCTAATGAAACTTACACTGTTCAATATCCATTCTTATCTGTTGGAAGCACTATGGGTATTGGAACATTTGGTGGAGAAATTTCTGGATCAACAGCAAGTCTAAAGTTTTATCCAGATTCTTCATTATTAGGAACATTTGAGATTTTATCATTTAATGAAAAGTTCTATACTGAGATTGATGAATTCAATACACCATCAGATCTACAGTATGCAAGTATTATCGAATCTGTTAAAACTTCTAGATATTATTCCCCAAATAGCAATAGTATTAATAGACTAAACTTTGAATTAAACTATCAAGGATATCCAATTTTTATGAAGTCTTTTAATCCTTCAGATAGTTCTGTATTAGATTTTGCAACTGGAGAATTTACTTTAACCAATCATTTCTTTAGTACTGGAGAAGAATTAATTTATACACCAACTTCAACATTCTTGGGAATTGGTGCAACATCCGTAGGTATTGGGTCAACTCTAAATTCTGTTGGGCTAGTTACAAATCGTCTACCAAGAACAGTATATGCTTATAAAATTAATAATGATAAGTTTAAATTATCTACAAGAAAAGACTATGCACTTTCGGGAATCTGTGTAACATTCACCTCTGTGGGTCAAGGAAATGCCCATCAACTTGAAATGGTTAAGAAAAATGAAAAATCTATCATTTCTATTAATAATGTTGTCCAATATCCAATAGCATATTCTCTAATTAATCACACTCTCAATAATCAATCTCAAATTGGAGCAGGACTTACTACATTTGCTCTAAGTGGAATTTCTTCAGTATCTCTTGGAGATATTCTTAAGATTGATAATGAATATATGAGAGTAAACAATGTTGGATTAGGAACCACTACAATTGGACCTATTACCTTTAGTGGAGCAATTCCATTAGTTGAAGTTACTAGAGGATTTGTTGGGTCTTCTTCAACTACTCATAATAACCTTTCTACGGTAAATGTCTATAGGGGATCATTTAACATTGTGGGTAATGAAATTTATTTCACTGATGCACCACAAGGAAGTCTTGAAGATCAGTTAAGTTCCGATTTAGATAATTTGGATGAGGAAAGAGCATACTTTAATGGTAGAGTTTTCCTGAGAAACGATTACACAACAAACCAAGTATATGATAATATTTCCGAAAGATTTACTGGAATTGGACAAACCTACACACTATCCTCTCAAGGAATTGGTACAGTAGGTTTAGGATCTACAGGTGGAAATGGAATTGTGTTCATCAATGGAATCTTTCAAACACCAACTACTCAAAATAATACAAATAATAACTACAATATCATTGAAAATACGTCTGTTGGAATTAGTAGTATTGTATTTTCCGGAATTACATCCACTAATGGGTCTATTGTAATTTCTCAATCTGATGTTAATATGAATCAATTACCTAGAGGTGGAATGATTGTATCATTAGGATCTACTCCAGGTCTTGGATATGCTCCACTTGTAGGTGCCTCAGTAACTGCCATTATTTCTGGAGGTTCTATTGTATCGATTGGAATTGGCACAACTGGAAATTATGGTTCTGGATATAGAAGCCCAGTTTCCATAGCAGTAACTGAAAGTGGACATATGGGTGCTGCCGCTACAATTACTGCTTTAGTTGGTGCAGGCGGAACTTTATCATTTACAATTGTGGGAGGAGGTACAGGTTATAACAGACCAACTATTAATATTTCACCTCCAAATTATGAAAATCTATCAGTAACTGGCGTATCTAGATTAGGTATTGGCACAACAACTGATACTGGAATTGGATTACTTCTTAATGTTGAAGTAGGATCTAGTTCTACTGTAGGTGTTGGATCTACTTTATTTGAAGTTACTAGGTTTAATATTACAAGACCTGGATATGGGTTTAAAAAAGGTGATGTATTTAAACCTGTAGGATTAGTAACTGCGTATGGTCTATCTTTACCTGCTCTAGATTTTGAACTCACTGTTTTAGATACGTTTACAGATTCATTTGGAGCGTGGCAATTTGGAGAACTTGATTATATTGATTCAATTAAAAATTATCAGGATGGTTCAAGAACTCGTTTCCCACTTTACTACAATTCACAATTATTAAGTTTTGAAAGAAATCCTTCCAATCAAGATTCGCAATTAATAGATTTTGATGCCTTACTACTAATTTTTATCAATGGAATTTTGCAACAACCAAAATTATCATATCAATTTAATGGTGGAACATCATTCACCTTTACTGAAGCACCCAAATCGGGAGATAATGTTGATATTTTCTTCTATAGAGGAAGTTCTTCTGATAGTAGTAGTGCAGATGTCAATGAAACTCTTAAGGTAGGTGATGATTTACAAGTTTATAGTAATAATCAATTATTGGAAATTACAACAACTCAAGATTTGAGAATTATTACTGATATTTCATCAGCAGATAAAGTTCAAACAAATCTCTATACCTTACAGGGAATTGATACTCAAAATTTCAAACCAGTAAATTGGACTAAACAAAAGGTAGACAAAATTATTGAAGGTAATGTGGTTTCCAAATCTAGAGATTCTATCGAGTCCCAGATTTATCCAACTGCAAAGGTTATTAGAAATATTTCAGCATCGGACAAAGAAATTTACGTTGATAATGCACAATTCTTTAATTATGAAGGTGAATCCCCAGGAAGCATTGATTTTGATGCTCTTATTGTTTCTGGTTCTCCAGACCCAGTTTCTGCTGCTATTACAGCGACTGTTTCTGCTGGAGGTACTATTCAGTCATTAACAATTAGTAATGCTGGTAGTGGATACATTGGAGCAGCAGTAACGGTTAGTATTTCTGCACCACCATCAATTGGTGTTGGTATTGGAACCACTGCTACTGCAACTGTTTCTATTGTAAATGGATCACTATCGGTAGTCACAATTACAAATCCTGGATATGGATATACATCATCAAGTATTCCACAGGTTCTTGTTCCTTTACCAGATCCTACTTATGAAAATATTTCTAATGTAACTATTTTACAAGGATTCTCTGGAAACATTACTGGAATTGGAACAACAGTTGGAATTAGTACTGATCTTGCGATTAGATTCACATTAGATCCATCTCTCGCACCATTTACAGATTTAGTGGTTGGTCAACCAATTTATATCTTCAATACCTCAGTTGGAAACGGCGTAACTTCGATTTATACAACCAATTCAGCAAGAGTTGGAGTTGGAACTACTTTCTTGGATAATATTTACAATATCAGTGCATTCAATAGTTCAATAGGAATTATTACTTGCAATATTCATTCAAATTCTTCCATTGTTGGGATTGCAACAACTGGATCTTCTGTGGGTAAATTCTCTTGGGGTAAACTATCTGGACCTACATTTACAAGATCAACATCACCTATTTCGATTGCAGTTTCTGCTTATAATGTTGACGCTGGATTATCAACTTTCCCAACTATCCAAAGAAGAGGATATGGTTTAAGAAATATTGGTCCAATTAAAAAGACTCTGTAACATAGTATAAATATAGAAAAAACTATATTCAAATGTCTGCACTTGTAACAGATCAATTTAGGATTCTGAATGCATCTAATTTTATAGATTCTGTTCAGGATTCTACAAATTCATATTATGTTTTTGTAGGATTATCTAATCCAGGACCAGTTTCTGGATCTAGTCCAGCAGCATATGGATTTGGTAGGGATTCTAATTGGAATACTACACCTCCAAATCCGACAGATAATATTGATTATTTAAATCATTATGAAAGTACTGCTCTTTTCGGTAAAAAAATTACAAGTGCAAATATTAGAAGAGTAATTAGAAAGATAGATTGGGTTGAAGGTACAAAATATGAGATGTATAGACCCGATTATAGTGTTGTAAATCCCTCACCAATTACAGGTGCTATGAGATTATATGATGCCAATTATTATGTAATTAATTCCGATTATAGAGTCTATATTTGTATTGATAATGGTTCATCTGGAATTAATACGACAGGAAATTCTTCTCAAGATCAACCAACCTTTACCGATTTGGAACCTTCAAGAGCGGGTGAAAGTGGTGATGGTTATATCTGGAAATACTTATATACCGTTTCTCCAAGTGATATTATTAAATTTGATTCTATCGAATATATTACTGTTCCAAATGATTGGCAAACTACCACAGATTCTCAGATAAATGCAGTTAGAGAAAATGGTGATTCAACTTTAAATGATAATCAGTTGAAAAAAGTATATATTCAAAATAGGGGTCTAGGATATACTCTCACATCAGGGAAAACTTGCAATATTATTGGTGACGGTAGTGGAGCAACAGTATCTTTGGATGTAGATACTTCTGGAAGAATTACTGATGCTACAGTAACTTCTGGCGGAAAGAATTACACATATGCTCTTGTAGATTTAGGGACAACTGGAAATCCTGGAATATATGCACAATTAATTCCCATTATTCCACCATCCAAGGGTCATGGATTTGATGTTTATAGAGAACTTGGGGCAGATAAAGTTTTAATTTATGCAAGATTTGACGATTCAACAAAAGATTTCCCAGTAGATACTAAATTTTCGCAAGTTGGAATTTTAAAAAACCCAACAGTGTATGACTCTACAGGAATTAATACTTCTAAATTTACTTCCAGTGAATTTTCTGCAGTTTATGCAATGAAATTTGGTGGTACACCAACTGGAAGTATCTCTGTTGGAGATAAAATTCAACAATCTGTTACTGGGGGAACTGCTGTTGGATATGTTGCATCATATGATTCGGAAACTAAGGTTTTAAAATATTATCAAGATAGATCTTTATACTTCAATCCAACAACTTACAATCAAACAGATTATGTTGGACTATCAACATCTGGAAAAGTATTGCAATTTAATTCATCTAACCAAGTTTCTAAGGTTGGTGGGGGATTTAATGCTAGTGTAGATAGTTCATTTATCGGCATTACAACCACAATTTCTAATAAAATTATAAATCTTGGAGTTCAATTTACAAATGGTCTTGCAAATCCAGAGATAAATAATAAGTCAGGTGATATAATCTACATTGATAATAGACCTATAGTAACACGAAGTTCTAGACAAAAAGAAGACGTTAAAATTATCCTGGAATTTTAAGAAATGGCTCAAAAAACAAATCTCAATGTAAACCCATATTATGATGATTTTAATGAGCGTGATATTGGCGCTAAAGATAAAAACTATTATAAAGTTCTATTCAATCCAGGAAGACCTGTACAGGCAAGAGAATTAAACACTCTTCAATCAATATTACAAGATCAGGTAGAGTCGTTTGGTAGTCATATATTCAAAGAAGGGTCAATGGTGATCCCTGGAAATATTGCTTTTGATAATCAACTTTATGCTGTAAAATTAAACCTAACAGCATTTGGGGTTAATATTACATCTTATATTCAAAACTTTGTAGGGAAAAAAATAACTGGCCAAGTTTCAGGAACAACTGCAACTATTCAATTAGTTCAACTTCCAAACTCTGAAGTAGAATATGTAACAATATATGTAAAATATCAAGATTCTGATAATAATTTCACATTTAATGAATTTCAGAATGGCGAATCTTTATCGGCAAGTGAAAATGTAGTTTATGGTGGCACAACAATTAATGCTGGCACATCTTTTGCAACTACCATTTCTTCAAATGCAACTTCTACTGGATCTGCTGCTTCAATAGGGGAAGGTGTTTATTTTATTAGAGGTACATTTGTACGAGTACCAAAGCAAACAATTATTCTCGACTATTATACCAATACCCCATCATACCGTGTAGGTCTCAGAATTAATGAGCAAATCATTACAGCAAAGGACGATTCAACGCTGTATGATAATGCCAAGGGATTTAGTAACTATGCTGCACCAGGTGCAGATAGATTTAAGATTTCTCTAATATTAACAAAAAAACTGATAAGTGATGTAGACAATGATACTGATTTTGTTGAACTCTTAAGAGTCAAAGATGGTGCAATTAAAAAAATTGAAACCAAATCACAATATTCATTAATTAAAGACTATCTTGCCCAAAGAACCTACGACGAATCTGGCGATTATGTTGTAGATCCCTTTGAATTTTCGATCAATAATTCTTTAAATAACAGACTTGGTAATGATGGAATCTTCTTTAGTAATGAAAAAACTGATCAAGGTAATACTCCGTCAGATGACTTGATGTGTATTAAACTTTCCCCAGGGAAAGCATATGTTAGGGGTTATGATATTGATAAAACTGGAATTGAAATTGTTGATGTTCCTAAACCAAGAACAACGCAAACTATATCAAATGTGAATATCCCATTTGAGATGGGTAATCTTATCAGAGTAAACAATGTTTCTGGTTGTGTAAAACAAAAAACAACTGTTGACCTTTATAATCAAAGAAAATCTTCAACCACATCTGCCACAGGTACAAAAATTGGAGATGCAAGAGTATATGCATTCAATGTTACCGATTCTGCTTACTCAAATGCTGGAACAAATTGGGATTTATATCTCTATGATATTCAAACATACACACAACTAGTCTTAAATCAAGGTATTTCTGACGCAGAACTACCAGCAACCTCATTCATTAAAGGAAAGAGTAGTGGTGCAAGTGGTTATGTAACATCTGCTGGTACTGGTTCTGATACAATTTTTCTGAGACAAACATCCGGAACATTTATCGTTGGTGAACAAATACTCATTAATGGTGTCGAATTATTCTCAAGAACAATTAAAAGCACAAGATCATATTCAAGTCAAGATATTAACTCAGTATTCCAATCCACAGGATTCTCAACTTCATTTGTTGCCGATACACAATTAGATAGAACTACTGCATTCGGATTTTCTCCAACGGATGTTATCACGATTCAATCTAGTGGTTCAGTTACTGCATCGGGAAAATTATTCAGTGGAATTTCATCCGATTCAATCATTCGTTATCAAAGAGTTGGATTTTTGACAGAAACATATAATAGAGTTCTGTCAGTTTCTGCAGATGGAACTTCAATGACTTTATCAGGCATTGCTAGTGTTTCTGGTGTTTGTGATGGAGCACTTCCAGCATCCCAGACAAGTACAACATTTTCTCTAGGTACTCCTAAAATTAGAAATGAGCAAGAAGGATATTTATACGCACGACTACCAGATTCAAATGTTGCCACAACTAATTTAAGTTCATCTATTTTAACATTTAGGGCACAATCGAATGTAACATTCACTCCATCTAGCAATACACTTACCGTATCTACATCTAACTTTGATCTTGGAATTAGTTCATCATTTTCACTATTCCAAGTATTTGATGAAGAAAGATATTCAATACATTATGCTGATGGTACAATTGATGCTCTGACTTCTGATAAAGTAACCATATCAAGTAATCAAGTAACTTTTAGTGATATTTCAAACAAAAATATTGCAGCAATTAATGCAACATTTATTAAAAATGGTATTCAAAGTAAAGTAAAACAATTTAATCGTAGTAATACAATTAATGTCAATTTATCAAAATATCAACAGTCTGGAACAGGAATTAGTACTTCTATTAATGATGGATTAACATATAATCCATATTATGGGTTGAGAGTTCAGGATGAAGAAATTTGTTTAAATTATCCAGATGTAGCAAAGATTATTGCCGTTTATGAATCTTTAAATACTTCAGAACCAGTGCTTGATTATGTTACGTTCAGTTCAATTGCCAATGTTAATACTAATGCCATCATTGGAGAAAATATTATTGGTGGGGCAAGTAAGGCGATTGCAAGAATCGTAACAAAACCTTCCTCAAATACTTTAGGTATTGTCTATTTAAATACGAATCGTTTTGTTGTTGGTGAAAATATTTCTTTCGAAGAATCTGGTATTAATACCTCCCTCATTTCTATTATCCCAGGAAGTTATAAAAATGTCACAGAGAAGTTCAGTCTTGATAAGGGGCAAAAAGAACAATATTATGATTATTCAAGACTTGTAAGAAACCGTGGTGAAGATTCGCCAACAAGGAAACTACTTGTAGTATTTGATTATTATTCTGTTCCTTCTGGAGACACTGGTGATCTATTTACAGTCAATAGTTATGAATCGTCAAGATTCTCTGAGGATATTCCATCTATTGGCAAAAATAGTGTGAGAGCATCTGATACCTTAGATTTTAGACCAAGAGTATCAGTATTCAATAGTACTACTTCTTCACCATTCGACTTTTCTTCAAGAACATTCGGTTCAGAACCTAAATTAATTCTTTCACCAAAAGAAAGTTCTTTAGTTGGATATGATTTTTATCTTGGTAGAATTGATAAGCTTTATCTTGATAAACTAGGTAACTTTATTGTTCTTCAAGGTATTCCTACAATAAATCCAAAAGCACCATCAAAACCAGATGATGTAATGGAAATTGCAACCATTACACTGCCCCCATATCTTTATAATCCAAAGGATATTGCAGTATCACTATCGGATAATAGAAGATATACAATGAGGGATATTGGTCTTATTGAAGATCGCGTAGAAAATCTTGAGAGAGTAACTTCATTAACTCTTTTAGAACTGAATACTCAGACTTTACAGATTCAAGATGCTCAAGGATTTAATAGATTTAAAACTGGTTTCTTTGTAGATGATTTTAAAAATAGTGATCTCATTAATAATCAATTTTCAACTGTTGAAGTTGATACAGTAAATAAAGAACTAACACCAAGAATTAGTAGAAATAGTCTTAATCTGCTTCCAGTTTATGCAGAATCATTTACTGATGAAAATCTTGAACTGGTAAACAACATCCAATTATATGACTCAAATGTACAAAAAACTAATGATGTAATTACCCTAAAATATGATTCAATTGGTTGGATTGAACAACCACTCGCAACAAAGGTTGAAAATGTAAATCCATTCCACGTTGTTTCATATAACGGTACAGTAAAACTCAATCCTTCGAGTGATAGTTGGGTTAGAACAATTAGATCACAAGATGTAAATATCAATCAAACGAACTGGGTTTGGTTAAGGGCAACTGGAAGATGGGAAGTCGTTGGTCAGGAATCAACAACAACTGTTGAGGATAGACTTTTAGCATCTGGCACAGAACTCTATATGAGATCCAGAAATACTGGATTTAATGTAGTAAATCTAAAACCACTAACTAGAATTTATCAGTTTCTTGATGGTAATAGTGAAGTAGACTTTATTCCAAAACTTATTGAGATTTCATCAGATTCCACTCTAAGTAATTATGGTGCATCGGGAGCATTTAGTATTGGTGAAACTGTAATTGGTTCCTATAATGGAAAAAATCTAATCAATTTCAGAGTTGCAGTACCAAATCATAAAGAAGGTGCATTCAATTCACCATCAGTAACTTATAATATCAACCCATATTTAAAATCTGAAGATATTCCTTCATCTTACAGTGCATCTTCAAAGATTCTCAATGTAGATATTAATAGTTTGTGTGCAGAAGCACAAGGTCTCTATTCTGGTTATGTTGTTACTGGAATGAAACTTGTCGGACAAACAAGTGGTGTAGTTGCCTATGTAAAAGATTTGAAACTTATTTCTGATAATTATGGCGATCTTCAGGGATCTTTCTTCCTGAGAGACCCACTATCAAACCCAACACCTCCTGTCAGAATTGCAACCGGTTCTAAGGTTTATAAATTATCTTCAAGTTCCAGCAATCAAACGCCACTACCAGGAAGTAAACTAATTTCATCTGCAGAAACAATTTACAAGGCAGAAGGAACTTGGGAACAAAGACAGAGAGTAACAACAACCAACAATACTGTTTATTTTGTTGATCCTCTTGCACAATCATTTTCAGTTGGTGGAAATGTAGAAGATCTAAATGGAAATTCGCCCAATGACGATTCCAATGGCGCATATCTAACTGCTGTTGATTTATTCTTTGCATCCAAAGATCCAGATAATGCACCTCTTACTGTTGAAGTTAGGACCGTTGAACTGGGAACTCCTACAAGAACTGTTATTGGAAATCCAGTAACACTAAAACCATCAGATATTAATATCTCACAAAATGCATTAGTTGCCACAAATGTAACATTTGACTATCCAATTTATCTTGCTCCTGGTCTTGAGTATGCTATTGTACTTCTTGCACCACAATCAGATCAATATGAGGTCTGGATTGCCGAAATGGGTGAAAAAACTGTAAATACTGCATCACTACCAGATGCGGAGAGTGTTCGTTATACTAGACAATTTGCTCTAGGTAGTCTATTTAAATCTCAAAATGGATCTATTTGGACTGCCAACCAATATCAAGATCTGAAGTTTAAGTTATACAAAGCAGAGTTTACTTCAAAAACTGGTAGTGTATTCTTCCAAAATCCAACACTTAACCAGAGTAATGGATATGTTCCCGTTCTATCTAGAAATCCACTAACAACTCTTCCCAAAAAATTTGCCGTTGGCGTAAGTACTATTACTAATAGTACCCTAGTTGGTATTCTTACAACTGGAAGAAAAATTGGCGATACTATAAAACCATATAATTATGGATATATTGTTGGTACGGGTAGTTCAGTTGCCACCGTAGGAATCACTACAGGAGGATTTAATTACACTCCAACATCGAATGTTTCCACATATGCAATTACTGGTAATGGTAGTGGATTAAAAGTCAATATTACTGGTGTTTCTGGAGTAACATCGTCTATAACTTCATTAACTGTAGCAACTCCCGGAAATGGTTATTCGGTTGGAGATGTTGTAGGTATTGTAACTAGTACTGTGTCTCCAGCATCGGGAAGAGATGCAAGAATCACCATTTCTGCAATTAGTGGTGTCGATACATTATATCTTTCCAATGTTCAGGCAGAATCATTTACTACTGTCGGAGTTTCTACACTTGTCTATTATGACAATTCTGGAACAGCAGTGTCTCTCGCAGGAACAACGGTTCTATCATCAACACCAGTTGGTGGAGTTTATTCTGGAAACTTTATGAAAGTCAATCATTTCTATCATGGAATGTATGCTGCAAACAATAAATTAACTCTAAGCAATATTGAATCTAATATTCAACCGACAACCTTATCCAATACTCTTTTATCTAATGATACTTCAATCAGTGTTGCTTCAACTTCAAACTTCACAACTTTTGAGGGAATTGCTGTTAGTGGATCTAATCCAGGATATGTTAAAATTGAGGATGAACTCATTAAATATGAATCTGTAGGAACTGGACAGTTACTCACGATCACCAGAGGAATTGATTCTACTTTGGTTTTAGATCATACTGCCAATACTATGGTTTATAAGTATGAACTCAGTGGTGTTTCTCTAAGAAGATTGAATACAACTCACGACATTAGTGATACTGGAAACGACATTGACTCATACTATATCGAATTTAATAGATCTAATTTGGATTCAAATACTACAAACAGATCTACGGATGGAAGTCTGACTTCTACACCACAACTTTCATTCAATACAGAATCTACTGGTGGTGGAAGTGATGTAAACGCAACACAGAACATTCAGTATGATACTATTGCTCCAGAAATTGCAAGTATTGTTCCAGGATCTTCAACAGAAATAACCGCACAAATTAGAAGCGTAAGTGGCACCAGTATTGATGGCACAGAAATTTCTTTCCAGGATCAAGGATATGAAAATGTTGAAATTGGTTCTGAAAATAAATTACCTTCAACAAGAATTATTTGTTCAAACGTTAATGAGCAAACTTATCTTGGTGGTTTGTTGAGAAATAAATCACTAACAACAAAGGTAAATCTAACCACTACGGACACAAATCTATCCCCAATGATTTTCTGGAAGAATTCTTCGGTGAGACTATTAAGCAGCAGACTTAATAATCCAATTACAGATTTTGTTAATGATGGTAGAGTTAATTCCCTAGTCGATGACCCCCACGCTGCCGTATATGTTTCAAACACAGTGAGGTTGTCTCAACCAGCAACGGCACTTAAAGTGATTATTGGAGCTTATAGACCAGCATCTGCAGACTTTAGAGTTCTATACAGTTTGATTAGACCAGATTCTAGTGAAATTGAACAGGCATTTGAGTTATTCCCAGGTTATACTAATTTGACAATCGATAGTAATCAAGATGGATATCCAGATGTAATTGATTTTTCAAAAAATAATGGATTACCAGATACATTTGTTCCTCCAAGTTTGGATAATCAATTCCTCGAATATGAATTTAATGCCAACAATTTGGGAGACTTTACTGGATATACAATTAAAATTGTGATGGCAGGGACCAATCAAGCATATGCACCAAGATTCAAAGACTTGAGAAGTATTGCAATTAGATGATGATTCCAGTAAAAGGTCACCCAAATTTGTATCGAGATGAACAGACAGGTGCCATTATTAATTGCGATAATTATGCTTATACTCAATATGTAAATAGTATTAATAATCGCGATTCTCAAAAAAGAGAATTGGATAATATGAAAAAAGATATTGATGAAATAAAATCATTACTTAAGGAGTTAGTTAATGGAACCAAATGATATAGAACTGGAATCAATTGATAAATTATTTGAATTTGAAAAACATTCAAGAACAATTGATGAATTAGATTTTGAAGAACTCAAAAAATTTGCAAAATTATATTGTAAATTGTATCTTAAGCAACAAGAGGTAATAAATTCTCTCAGTGCGCTGGGGATATAAATAAAAAGTAGAGATAAAAAAAATAGATGGCAGCAGTATATGTAAATAATCTAGTTATAAACGCTGGCGTAGATTTTACTCAGACATTCACATTAGAAGGGTCGGATACAAATTCTCCACTTAATTTGTCAAATTATACTGTTTCTGCCCAAATGAGAAAATGGGCAGGAAGTTCTACTGCGATAGAATTTACCTCTAGTATTATACCACCATCAAATTCTGGAAAAATTTTTATTAGATTGACTGCTGCAGAAACATCAACAATTAAACCTGGAAGATATGTTTATGACATTATAATTACAGATTTATCCGGATCTAAAAATAGAGTTGTTGAGGGAATGGTTCTCGTAAGAGAAGGAGTTACTCGATAATGTCTGATATAAAGGTAAGAGTTGGTCAACAAAATTCAATTAAGGTTATTTCTTCCCTTTCCGGAGGATCGGATTTTGCAGTAAATTCGACCAATTCAGTAAATGTTATTGGTGGTATTGCATCCGTATCTCAACTAGGTGTTAGTGGAGTATCGACATTTGTTGGAATTGCAACTTTTAATAGTGATGTTTACATTGGTGGCGATCTTTATATTCGAGATGATTTAAGATTTGACGAATTTACTGCCAGAAATGCAAATATAACTGGTATTGCTACTATTACTTCATTTTATTATCCAAACTATAATACTAGTGGAGTGGCATATTTCAATTCTTCTGGATTAATGGTTTCTACAGGAGCAACTAGTTCTAGTATTGATTATAGTAACTATATACTAACAACAGATAATTCCGGAATTCCAATCTGGTCCAATTCAATAGATGGGGGATCATACTGATGTCAAAACCAGCAACAAGGCAAGCACTCATTGACTATTGTTTGAGACGTTTAGGTGCTCCAGTACTCGAAATTAATATTGATGATGATCAAATTGATGATCTAGTTGACGACGCATTGCAATATTTTCATGAAAGGCACTTTGATGGTGTCGAAAGAATGTTTTTAAAATATAAACTTACTGATGAAGATATTAATAGAGGAAGAGCTAAAGGTACAAATGGCGTAGGAATTGTAACGACAACCGGAACAGCAAATATTAGCGGAATTGGAACGACTAGTTTTAATTTTTACGAATCTTCAAATTTTATTCAAGTTCCAGATTCAGTAATTGGAATTGAAAAAGTATTTAAATTTGATACCAGTTCCATCTCTGGCGGAATGTTCAGCATTAAATATCAATTATTTCTAAATGACCTGTATTATTTCAACTCCGTTGAATTGCTACAATATGCGATGGTTAAAAGTTATCTAGAAGATATTGATTTCCTTTTAACTACAGATAAACAAATTAGATTTAATAAAAGACAAAATAGAATGTATCTTGATATTGACTGGAATTCTCAAAGTAAAGATACTTTTATTGTCATAGATTGTTATAGAATTTTAGATCCAAATGATTTTACCAAAGTTTATAATGACAGTTTTCTCAAAAAATATTTAACCGCCCTAATGAAAAAGCAGTGGGGTCAAAATCTAATTAAATTTAGAGGAGTGAAACTTCCTGGAGGAATTGAATTGAACGGTAGAGAACTTTATGAAGATGCTGAACGAGAACTAGAAGATTTAAAGCAGAGAATGACTTTAGAATACGAATTACCACCTTACGATTTTATTGGATAATAATGGCACTCAATCCGTTTTTCTTACAAGGTTCTCCCGGCGAGCAGAGACTTGTTCAAGATTTAATCAATGAACAATTAAAAATTTATGGTATAGATGTTGTCTATATTCCAAGAAAATTTGTAAGAAAGCAATCTATTATTAAAGAAATTCAATCATCAAAATTTGATGATAATTTTGCAATTGAAGCTTATATCAATAATTTTGAAGGATATAGTGGACAGGGTGATATTCTGACAAAATTTGGTATGAGTTTAAAAGATGAATTAAGTTTGATTATATCAAAAGAAAGATTTGAAGACTTTATTTCTCCATTTTTAGAATCTGGTGATGATAATGAAATTGTATTATCTTCTAGACCTAGAGAGGGCGATTTAGTTTATTTCCCACTTGGACAAAGAATATTTGAAGTGAAATTTGTTGAGCATGAGGTTAATTTTTATCAATTAGGAAAACTATACGTTTATGAGTTGAAATGTGAACTCTTCGAGTATGAGGATGAAGTTATTGATACTACGATTGATGAAATTGATACACAGATCGAAGATCAAGGGTATATTACAACTCTTCAATTGTTTGGATCAGGTTCGGTTGCTGCTGCAACTGCATCAATATCTACCGGATACATTCGACAAATATTCTTAAATAATGATGGATATGGTTACAAGTCAACTCCAACGGTTGGAATTACATCAGCACCAAGTGGTGGAATTAATGGATCTGCAGTTGCAATAACTACATCAAGTGCAGGTGTTTATTCAATTGAATCTATTGTACTCACCAATGCTGGTGCTGGATATACTGTTGCACCAATAATTACAATTTCTGGAGGTGGTGGTTATGGTGCTGCAGCAACTTGCTCCATAGAAACAAGTAGAAGTGGAGTTTCTAATTTTATACTATCTTCCAGTGGTTATGGATACGCATCTTCTCCAGTTGTCACGATCACAGGTTCTGTTGGAACTGGACAAACTGCTGTAGGAAAGGCAATTGTCGGAACTGGACAAACTATAACTTCTATTAGAATTGTAAATCCCGGAGTAGGATATACAGTTGCTCCAACAGTCACCATTGCACCACCAGTAGTTCTAGTTGGAATAGGTACATATCTATACAATGAAGTTGTTACTGGGTCAACTTCAGGAACAACGGCAAGAGTTAAATCTTGGGACGCCGATACTAAGATTCTTAAAGTTTCTTTTGTAGATAGTGCTGCCACTCGGGGATTTTATCCTGGAGAAATTATTGTTGGATCTGCATCTAGTGCAATTTATTCTGTCCAGTCATATGACCGTTGGGATCTTTATGATAAATATAGTGAAAATATTGAAATAGAAGACGAAGCAGATACTTTTATAGACTTTTCACAATCTAATCCATTTGGTACTTATTAATGCTAGGGACTTATTTTTATCACGAAATTATCAGAAGAACCGTTATTTCTTTCGGAACTTTGTTTAATGACATTTACATTAGACATAAAGATTCCACTGGAAATAGTATTAGTGAAATTAAAGTTCCCTTGGCATATGGTCCTACTCAAAAGTTTCTTGCAAGAATTGAACAGCAAGCAGAGTTAAATAAACCAGTCGCAATGACTCTTCCTAGACTATCATTTGAAATGATGACAATTCAATATGATGCTACAAGAAAGGCAAATGTGACTCAGACCTTTAAAGCATCCGATGGAATTAATCTGAAAAAAGTATATCTTCCTGTCCCATATAACATTGGATTTCAATTAAATTTAATGACCAAACTTCAAGATGATGCTCTTCAAGTAGTTGAGCAAATTCTTCCATATTTTCAACCAGCATTTACCTTAACCATAGATTTAGTAGATTCGATTGGAGAGAAAAGAGATATTCCAATAACTTTAGACAATGTTTCATTTACTGACGATTATGAAGGTGATTTTTCAACAAGAAGAACTATGATTTATACATTTAACTTTACGGCAAAGACTTATCTGTTTGGTCCCGTTGCAGATAGTACCGATGGTCTGATTCGTAAGGTTCAGGTTGATGTTTATGCTGATACTAACAGAACAACTGCGAAGAGGGAAATGAGATACACAGTCGAACCAGATCCAATTGATGCTGGACCAGATGATGATTTTGGATTTAGTGAAAATTGGGAATTCTTCAATGACTCCAAGACTTGGAGTCCCACACAACAAACGGATATTTAACAGACTATGAAAAATAATTATGAAGGTTTGGATAGTGCTTTGAATATTGAAAGCAGTATTGTAGAAGTAGAAAAAACTGCAGAAAAACTGGATATTCTTCCAGCAAAGTCTAATGACATACAAAAAGATTATGAATATACTCGCGCTAATCTTTATTCATTAATTGAAAAAGGTCAAGAAGCAATTAATGGGATTATGGAACTTGCCGGAGAAGGAGGATCACCAAGAGCATATGAAGTTGCCGGACAATTAATTAAAAGTGTTGCCGATACGACAGATAAATTGATCGACCTTCAAAAGAAACTTAAAGATGTTGAGGAAGATACTGTAAAAACTACCAATAATGTAACTAATAATGCAGTATTTGTTGGATCAACTTCAGAACTTTCAAAATTACTGAAGCAAGGTTTTCTAAATAATAAAGAATAATAAGTTTTAACCAATGAATGAGCAATTGAAACCATATAAAACAGTGGAAGAGATTGCTAAAAAGCATCGTCTTGAAGTTTCGTTTATTCAGAAACAACTTGATATGGGTGCTCCAATTGAACACGAGCATACAAAAAATCAAAAATTGGCAACTGAAATTGCTCTTCAACATTTGGATGAGATTCCAGATTATTATACACGTTTGAAAAAAATGGAAGCAGATGCCAAAAAGCATCATAAAAAATTTAAAGATGTGAAAGAAGGAAATCTACACAAATGGTTCAATAAGTCCAGTTCAGAAGATGGAAAACCTGGATGGGTAAATGTTGTAACTGGGGGAACTTGCGCGAGTGATGAACCTGGAGAAGGAACTCCAAAATGTGTTTCTTCTGCAAAAAGAGCAAGTATGACTCCTGCTGAAAGACGCTCTGCATCAAGAAGAAAAAAAGCAGCAGATCCAGGACAACAATCAAAATCTGGTGCCGAAAAACCAACCTATGTTTCTACCGATAAACCAAAAATGAACGAAGAAAAAGACATTAAAGGAAAGGGTAGTGGCAAAAAAGATGCTTGCTATAGTAAAGTAAAGTCTAGATATGATGTTTGGCCTAGTGCATATGCATCAGGAGCACTGGTTAAGTGTCGTAAAGTTGGTGCTGCTAACTGGGGAACAAAGTCGGAAGATTGTTGGGACGGATATAAGCAAGAAGGTATGAAAAAGAAAGGTAAAAAAATTGTCCCAAATTGTGTACCAGTAAAAGAGGAGCAAGTAATGCTTAGATATTGTCCAAAGTGTAAAAAAGACGAAACTCAGTCCGAATGTAAATATGGTCCAAAGTTCTGGGCATTGTATTCAACACCATCTATGTTGACTACAAATCAAATGAAATATGATATTGCACAAGTTCATCCTGCCAATGAAGGATATGATCACGAGCACTCTATGGCAAGATCAGAACTGTCCACAATCGTTTCTGCTGCCAAGAGACTTCGCAAAAAAATGAAGGGAGAAGGTAATATTGAGGCATGGGTACAATCAAAAATTACAAAAGCAGCAGATTACCTGGATAGTGCTGCAGATTATGTTGATAGTGGTGAAATGAAAGCAGAAGAATACTCAAACTGGAGATCAGATTTTGGATTATCTGAAGACTGGCAAAAAGTCAATCGCAAAGACAAAACTGATGGATTAAGTTCTGCTGCGGTTAAAGCATATCGTCGTGAGAATCCTGGTTCAAAACTCCAAACTGCTGTAACTGAAAAGAAACCAAAAGGTAAAAGAGCAAAGCGTCGTGCTTCATTCTGCCGGCGCATGTCTGGGATGAAGGATAAACTCACTTCTGCAAAAACTGCAAGAGATCCAGATTCAAGAATCAATAAAGCACTTCGTCGTTGGAACTGTAACTAAAATGAAATCATTTCAACAGTTTATTTCAGAAAGCATCAATATTGCCGGTGATTTTAACGGCAATCTTTATATGAATTCTTCCGAACCAGAAACGGCAAACGAATCTTTTCTTGCTGATGTAGTTTGGAAAGGAAGATTATATCGTATGGAAGTTGAAGGAAAAATGATGGATAAAAATCAACTTGCAGAGCAACTACAAGGAGAATATCCTGGAGCGATTGTTCATAATATATACCCAGTAGAATCTACTTCTATAAAAATCAAAAACGCACAAAGATATAGACCAGAAAGATTATCGTGGAGTGAATGATTAATGGCACAATTTAATAAGAATGACCAGGACTTTCTGAATCAAGAAAGGACCCTTTTTGAAGTCAATATGATTGCCAATAAGAATGGCGAAGTAGTTACTATTGATAATCCATTTCCAGTATCTCTTGGAAGTTCCAATATTACTATTAATGGTAGTATTACAATTCCAGGAATAGTAACCGTTACAAGCACTCCAGATAATCCAATTCATAATCACATAGTTGAAGTTGGGACAGGTGGAACATTAACAACTCCGTATCTTCCAGTCGGTATTTCTACATTACTGAATACTGTAGGTATTGGCACCACAGGGCAAGTATCAATCAACCTCAACAATTCACCAGTCAGCACCACAAATCCATTTCCGATTACTGGATCAGTTGATATTGAATTACCACCAATAGCAACTGATGCATTTGGTAGACAAAGAATGTCTACTCCACTCACTCTCTTTGATTCATCTCACAGATATAGAGACAATAATCTTTGGAGTGGTTTAGTTGTTGGTACTGGTTCAACAGTTGGATTTTCAACAGCACAAGGTTTGATTAACATGACTGTTGGTGTAGGAAGCACTGCATCAGTCATTAGAGAAACCACAAAAGTATTCTCTTACCAACCAGGAAAATCATTACAGGTATTGAATACATTTGTAATGAACCCAGCAAAAGCAAATCTTCGCCAAAGAGTAGGATACTATGGTGCAGATAATGGGATGTATCTAGAACTTAATGGAGATACTTTATATTTTGTAGAAAGAACTTATGTTCCAGGTGTTTTAACAGAAACTAGAAAATCTCAACACGAATGGAATGTTGATACGATGCTTGGACCTGGGCATCTCAATCCATCTGGTGTCACATTAGATATTTCCAAAGCACAGATTATGTGGATGGATATTGAATGGTTAGGACTTGGAACAGTTAGATTGGGTTTTGTAGTTGATGGAAAGTTTATTCATTGTCATTCATTCCATCACGCAAACTTAATTACATCAACTTATATCACAACAGCATCACTACCATTAAGATATGAGATTGCAAATACTGGAATTACAACCAGTGCAAGCACACTTAAACAAGTTTGTTCTACTGTAATTTCAGAGGGTGGATATGAACTTCGTGGATTACAACAAGCAATAGGAACACCAGTTCAAACACCAGTTGATTTAACAACGGCAGGAACATATTATACAGTCGCATCAATTCGTCTTAAAGCAACACCAAATAGATTAGATGCAATCGTAATTCTAACTGCACTTTCTATTTTAGGTATTACAAACAATGCAACTTATAACTGGCAAGTAAGAGCAAGTGGGACATCTAATGGTGGAACTTGGAATGATGCTGGTGGCGATAGTGCTGTTGAATATAAGATTGGTGGAGGAACTTATACTGGTGGAAGAATATTAGCATCTGGATATACGTATGGTTCCAATCAAGGTTCATCATCAGTAGATATTCTTAAAGAGGCATTATTCAAGTTTCAATTGGAAAGAAATGCACTAACTGGAACATCTTATGAACTTTCTATCGTATGTGCTTCTGATGCCAATGGTGCAGATATTCATGCATCAATGGACTGGGAAGAAATTAGTAGGTAATTTTTATGTCTGACAATATTTACTTAGGCAATCCCAACCTAAAAAGAGCAAATACTCAGATTCAATTCACAGAAGAACAAATTATTGAGTTCTTGAAGTGTAAAGAAGATCCTGTATATTTCGCAAAAAACTATATTAAGATCGTTTCTCTGGATCACGGTCTTGTTCCTTTTGAGATGTATCCATTTCAAGAGAAACTTGTAAGAAACTTCCACGAGAATAGATTTAACATTTGTAAGATGCCACGGCAGACTGGTAAATCAACCACCTGCGTGTCCTACCTGCTTCACTACGCCGTTTTTAACGATAATGTTAATATTGCCATCCTAGCGAACAAAGCATCCACTGCAAGGGACCTTCTTGGAAGATTACAACTTGCTTATGAGAATCTACCCAAGTGGATGCAACAGGGCATTATATCTTGGAACAAAGGATCACTTGAATTAGAAAATGGATCAAAAATTTCATCAAACTCTACTTCTTCATCTGCTGTCAGAGGCGGATCCTATAATGTCATCTTTTTGGACGAATTCGCGTTCATCCCGAATCACATTGCTGATGACTTCTTTGCCTCTGTTTATCCTACTATTTCTTCTGGTCAAAGCACAAAGGTAATTATTGTTTCTACACCTCGCGGTATGAACCACTTCTACCGCATGTGGCATGACTCTGAGAGGGGCAAGAACGAATATGTGCCCACAGATGTCCATTGGTCTGAAGTGCCTGGTAGAGACGCTAAATGGAAAGAGCAGACGATTGCAAACACTAGTGAGCAACAATTCAAGGTTGAATTTGAATGCGAATTCTTAGGATCTGTCGATACATTAATTAATGCAGCAAAATTAAGAACTCTTGTCTATGATGATCCACTTAAAAGAAATGCTGGACTAGACGTTTATGAGCATCCGAAAGAGGAAAATAATTATCTAATCACAGTAGACGTTGCTCGTGGTATTGGTAATGATTACTCCGCATTTATTGTTTTTGATATTACCAATTTTCCATACAGGATTGTAGCAAAATATAAAAATAATGAAATTAAACCAATGCTATTTCCAAGTATTATTCATGAAGTAGCAAAGGGTTATAATGATGCTTGGTTATTGATTGAAGTGAATGATATTGGAGATCAGGTGGCGAGTATCTTACACTTTGATTTGGAATATGATAATGTGTTAATGTGTGCAATGAGAGGTCGTGCTGGTCAGATTGTGGGTTCTGGATTTAGTGGTAAGAAATCCCAACTTGGAGTTCGTATGACTGCTGCCGTGAAAAAGTTGGGGTGTTCCAACCTAAGAACATTAGTTGAAGATGATAAGTTACTCGTAAAGGATTATGATATTATTTCAGAACTAACGACTTTTATTCAAAGAAAGAATTCATTTGAGGCAGAAGAAGGATGTAATGATGATTTGGCAATGTGTTTGGTCATTTTTTCTTGGTTAGTTGCTCAAGATTATTTCAAAGAAATGACGAACAACGATGTTCGTAAAAGAATTTATGAGGAGCAGAAAAATCAGATAGAACAAGATATGTCACCCTTTGGTTTTATTGTTGATGGTTTAGATGATGCGGAAGTGACTGTAGATATGGAAACGGGAGATAGGTGGGTATTTGCAAATGCTCAAAATCAATTAGAAAGCACCGAAATATGGAATGTTGATGAATATGGAGATCGATCTTATATGTGGGATTATAGATAGTTCTGTGAAGTCGTAGGAATTTATAAATACTTTTAGATAATTCTGGATAGTACGGAGAATAAAGATGCCGCTAAATTTAGCATCTCCTGGAATTGTAGTAAGGGAAGTTGATTTAACAATTGGAAGAGCTACACCTTCATCAAATAAAGTTGGTGCTATTGTTGCACCTTTTGCACAAGGACCTGTAGATTCCCCAACTTTGGTAGAAAATGAGAATGATTTACTAACAACTTTTGGAAAATCATATGCAACAGATAAGCATTATGAGCATTGGTTAGTTACTTCATCTTATCTTGCTTATGGTGGTTCTGCAAGAGTTGTAAGAGCAGATGATGACGGTTTAAGAAATGGATTTGTGGGAACTGCTTCTACCGTAAAAATTAAGAGTTTGGAGCATTATAATCAACTTGGTTATGACGAAACCACCATTGATGGTGTAGTAGTCGCTGCTAAGAATCCTGGTTCTTGGTCGAATGGACTCAGAGTAGCAATTATCGATGGTAAAGCAGATCAAATCCTGGTTGGTGTTAGCACTTCCGCAGTTACCAATACTACTTTTGTTGGAGTAGCAACCGCATCAAATGGTGATCTCGGTATTACAACATCAATAATCACTGGCATATCCACTAACGCTGCTGGGAATATTATTGCTGTTGGACAAACATTAAAAGAACTAACGGGAATCATTGGATCTGGTGTAACTGTCACTGCTATTGGTGTAGGAACTGTTTATATTAGTCCAGCAACTTCAAATACAATTGCACTTGATAATGTCCAATTATCTTTCGGTAGTTATTCTACTACGACAACAACTGCAGCATTGCAAGTTGGATATGGCGTTACTCAATCCGTAGTAGGTAGAGTTAATCCTGGTGCAGGAACAACCGCAACATTAGATGGTTATTTAAAAGGTATTATTACTGAAGTTGGTTCTGAACAAGTTGCAGTAAAGGTTCTTACACATGTTTCTTCTGCAGGAACCGAAACTACCGTTGATTATCAATCATCAGGAGTTTGGTCATTTAATGCAGGTTCGGTAGGACTTGTTTCTACTAATCAAACATCTCCATATGGCAGTACTGCAGTATCATCAACGTTAGATTGGTTCGATCAACAAACAGTTGGATTAACAACATTATCAACAATTTCTTGGAATAATATTGCTCCAAGACCTGGAACTTCGGCATTTGCTGCTGCAAGAAATGCAAGATTTGATGAAGTTCACGTTGTAGTTATTGACTCTCTTGGAAATGTAACTGGAAATGCTGGAACTATCTTAGAAAAGCATTTGAGTCTTTCCAAAGCAACTGATGCAGAATTCTCAGTAGGAAGTCCATCATACTGGAGAAAGTATATTGCAACCAATTCACAATATATCTTTGCTGGTGGAGCACCTGCGGGTATTGTAACTACAGGATTCAGTTCAGGATTTACTCCAGAAGCGGACTATGGATGGGATCAAACTGCCGATGGTGGAACTGGTGGGGTAATTTTTGGTGCTGCTGGATCTTCAAGCAACGCATTAGGTGGCGGTAAGGACTATGGTGGTGGAACAGATATTACAACACCTGGGGCACTTACTTCAAGTCTCGCAAAACTCTCAGCAGGTTATGATCTGTTCGAAAGTACAGAAAACTTCCAGGTAGATTTCCTATTAATGGGTTCTGCTGGATATGCAAAGGAAACTGCACAAGCACTTGCAAATAAACTGATTTCTGTTGCTGAACTGAGAAAAGATGCACTTGCATTCATCTCACCATATAGAGGTGCTGCTCTTACGGATACTTCATCACAAACTGCAGTAACAGTCAATTCAGCAGCAGATATTACTGATAATGTAATCAGTTTCTATGCCCCAATCACATCATCAACTTATACAGTCTTTGATAGTAGTTATAAGTATATGTACGATAGATTTGCAAATACTTTTAGATATGTTCCTCTAAATGGTGATATTGCAGGTCTTTGTGCTCGCAACGACATCAATAACTTCCCCTGGTACTCACCTGCAGGAACTGCAAGAGGTACAATCCTCAATGCTGTCAAACTGGCCTACAATCCGACTAAGGCACAAAGAGACCGTCTCTATTCAAACAGAATTAACCCAGTTATATTCTCACCTGGTGCAGGAATCATTCTGTTCGGTGATAAGACTGGATATGGTAAGGCATCAGCATTTGATAGAATCAACGTTCGTCGTCTGTTTGTTTATCTTGAGAATGCAATTTCTCAAGCAGCAAAAGATCAACTCTTTGAATTCAACGATGAACTTACAAGAACTAACTTTGTAAATACAATCGAACCTTTCCTTCGCGATGTCCAGGCAAAGAGGGGTATTTATGATTATGTTGTTATTTGCGATGAAACAAATAACACCGCTGCTGTGATAGATAATAATGAATTTGTTGCTGACATTTACATCAAACCTGCAAGATCAATCAACTTCATTGGTCTTACCTTCGTTGCCACCAAGACTGGTGTTGATTTTGAAGAAGTAATCGGAAACTTTTAATTTAGAGGTTTAAACAACTATGGCAACTAGACAACAATTAAATCCACCCCCTTTAAGGAAGATTACCGACTTCAAGAGTAAACTGTCGGGTGGCGGCACCAGAAGCAACCTATTTGAAGTTGTTCTTTCTTTCCCAGACGTAGCTCCTACAGACGTTAATACTCTTGATAAATCAAGATTGCTCGTTAAGTCTGCAGCACTCCCAGCATCGAATGTAGCTCCTCTGGAAGTTTCATTCAGAGGAAGAACTTTAAAACTTGCTGGAGATCGTACATTCGAATCTTGGACAATTGGTGTTCTAAACGATACTGATTTTGCAATCCGTTCCGCATTTGAGAATTGGATGAACAAAATTAACAGAGTTTCTGATAATACTGGTGAAACTGATCCAGCAGCATATCAGGCAGATGCATTTGTCTATCAATTAGACCGTGATGGTTCTACTCTAAGAGCATATCATTTCTATGATATTTTCCCAACAAGCATCAGCAATATTGCTCTCGACTACGGAACTGACTCAATTCAAGAGTTTAGTGTAGAAATGCAAGTTCTCTGGTGGGAAGCTATGAAGGGAACATCAGAAAAAGCTGGTGGTGAAGATATTAACTAAATAGTAAAATAACAGTTTAAATTTATAAAATGGCGAAACTTTTTGGTTTTTCGATTGAGGATAATGAAAAAAAATCCAAATCTATAGTTTCCCCCGTACCTCCTAACAATGAGGACGGGGTTGATTATTATATTCAATCTGGGTTTTATGGTCAGTATGTAGATATTGAAGGTGTCTACAGAACTGAGTACGATTTGATTCGTAGATATCGAGAGATGTCCTTGCATCCAGAATGTGATTCTGCAATTGAAGATATCGTCAATGAAGCAATTGTAAGTGATCTTTATGATTCACCAGTAGAGATTGAATTATCAAACTTAAACGCTAGTGATAAGTTAAAGAAAATTATCAGAGATGAATTTAAATATATTAAAGAAATTATGGACTTCGATAAGAAGTGCCATGAAATCTTTAGAAATTGGTATGTAGATGGTCGTGTTTTTTATTTAAAAGTTATTGATTTAAAAAAACCTGAGGAAGGAATTAAGGAACTCAGGTATATTGATCCAATGAAGATGAAGCACGTTCGTCAAGAAAAGAAGGCGGATCCAAATGACCGAAATTCTCTTCTGACTAATAAAACCATTATGAGTGGGAACTTTAGTAACGAGCAGACTAATTTTTCAGAAATTGAAGAGTATTTCATTTATAGCCCAAATCCAAATTACCCATCAGGAACAATCACTGGATCAGCAAAAGGTGGTGTAAAAATTGCTAAGGATTCTATCACATATTGTACATCAGGACTGATTGATAGGAACAAAGGGACAGTTCTATCATATCTCCATAAAGCAATCAAAGCACTCAATCAATTGAGAATGATTGAGGATTCTCTGGTAATTTATAGATTATCAAGAGCACCAGAAAGAAGAATCTTCTATATTGACGTTGGCAATCTCCCTAAGGTAAAAGCAGAACAATACCTCAAAGATGTTATGAGTCGTTATCGTAATAAACTGGTATATGATGCAAACACTGGTGAGGTTCGTGACGATCGCAAATTCATGAGTATGATGGAAGATTTCTGGCTTCCTCGCCGTGAAGGTGGTCGCGGTACAGAAATCACAACTCTTCCTGGCGGTCAGAATCTTGGTGAACTTTCTGATATTGAATATTTCCAGAAAAAACTTTATAGAGCACTTGCAGTTCCCGAAACCAGAATTGCTGGTGGAGGAGATGGATTCAATCTTGGTCGTTCATCAGAAATCTTAAGAGATGAACTCAAGTTCTCCAAATTTGTAGGACGCCTAAGAAAGCGTTTTGCAAATATGTTCAATGACTTACTTCGTACTCAACTTCTTCTCAAGAATATTGTATCTCCAGAAGATTGGGATAAAATGAGCGATCATATTCAATATGATTTCCTATATGATAATCATTTTGCAGAACTCAAAGAGGCAGAACTGATTACCAATCGTTTGACTCTAATGACTCAAATGGAACCTTATGTTGGTAAGTATTACTCTACTGAGTATGTTCGCAAAAAAGTTCTTCGTCAAACTGATTCGGAAATTATCGAAATCGATGAGCAGATTGAAGATGAGATTCAAAAAGGTATTCTTCCAGATCCTAATGCTCCGGTTGATGAAATGGGCAATCCAATTCCAGAAGGAGCAGAGCAACCTGCGATGGGAGAAGTTCCAATGGAACCAGCAGCACCCGAAGTTCCTGAAGATCCCAAAGGTGGGAAGATATAAATAATCTTATAATAATAAAACAATTTTATGGAAGAACTTATCGATTTGATTGCGACTGACAGTTCCCCTTCGGATATTTCCAGCAGGATTAAAGAACTTCTCTATACAAAAGCGGCACAGAGAGTAGATGATGCTCGCCCTTATGTCGCTTCAGCAATGTTTAATAATGAAATTGAAAATGAATTTGATGATGAAGAATATACCGAGGACCAAGAATAATGGCAGTAAAAGTAGTACAGAATGTAAATAGAATTTCTCCCACTGTTTCGGTAGCTGCAACAAGTGCTCCAATTGCACTAAAAAGTGGATACCTTAGAGTTGCTTGCGCATCGACAGCAGTGTATGTAGAAATTGGAGGAGAACCTGTGGCTACAGTTAACTCCTTTTTAATTTCACCCTTTGGCAATGAAGTATTAAAAGAGAGACTTGCTAAACAGCAAATCGTAGGAATTACTACAGGCGCTTCAACAACAGTTACTTTTGATAATAATGCAGGCAATCCATTTTTAGTTGGAGATTATGTAACAATTGAAAATGCTCAACCTGCAGGAATTAATACAGTTCATAGATTGATAACTGCAGCAACTGATTCCACAGTTACCATTGCAGCAAATACATCAGCAATTGTAGGAGTAATTACTGCGGCTGGCGCAACTCTTTCTAGAAGTGTAAGGGTTTCAGCCCTTGCTCTTGATAATACAACAAACGTTAGTATCACAGAAGTAGTCCAATTAGTTTCCGAATAAAATGAAACTCATCACAGAAGAAGTCTCACAAGTACAATTCATTACCGAAAAGGTAAATGGTAAACAAACCATGTTTATTGAAGGTATTTTCCTTCAAGGTGATATTTGCAACCGTAACGGAAGAATGTATCCAATGGAAACTCTTTCCCGTGAAGTAAAGAGATACACTGAATCATTCGTCAATAAAGGTCGTGCCCTTGGAGAACTTGGACACCCAGATGGTCCAACCGTAAACCTTGATCGTGTTTCTCATAAGATTGTTTCTTTAACTGCAGAAGGAACAAATTTTAGAGGTAAAGCACAACTTCTTGAAACCCCTATGGGTAAGATCGCAAAAAATCTTCTAGAATCTGGTGTTTGCCTTGGTGTTTCTTCTCGTGGTGTTGGTTCACTCAAGATGACCAATGAAGGTCACAAAATTGTTGGTGAAGATTTTATGTTAGCAACTGCTGCTGACATTGTTGCCGATCCTTCTGCCCCTGATGCTTTTGTTCAGGGAATTATGGAAGGTAAGGAGTGGGTTTGGGATGGAGGAATTCTTCGTGAACAACTTGCATTCAAGACTCAAAGAAGAATTAATACCCTTGTAGATCAAAGAAAACTTGAAGAGCACAAACTAGATCTCTTCAACGAATTTCTTTCAAATCTATAAATTATAAATAAATATAGATTAAATACAAGAATCTAAAACAAATGTCCGTTGGTAGCAATTTACAAGAAATGGAAAACGTAGTAACCAAAGGGGCTGCACCTGCCGAGCCAATGCACAAACTGACTGGGGCAACTCCTGGTCAAACTGGTGGTTGGGAAGATCTCGGAGGTCCTACTCCAGAAAACTATAGGCCCGATGATGAGTCGGCAACTATCAAGACTCCAGGAGCAACCCTTGCTCAGGTCAAAGATGTGGTGAATGCTAGAGCTGCAGCCGCTATGCCCATGCAAAGTGTAAAAGAGGAAACTGAAGACGAGGATGAAATTCTCGAAGAAACCGATGAGGATGAAGTAGTTTCCGAAGCTGCTGACGAAGACGAAGAAGAAACTCCTAAGACTCCTAAGAAAGGTAAAAAGAAAGAAGACGAAGAGGAAGAAGAGGAAGAAGAGGACGAAGAAGATGAAATGAAAGAAGAATTCGACATCGAAGAAGATGTCAATGCTCTTCTTGAAGGTGAAGAACTTTCTGAGGAATTCCAAGAAAAAGCACGCACCATCTTTGAAGCAGCAATCAGATCGAAAGTTGCTGAAATTAAGGAAGATCTACAAGCATCATATGAAGTTGCACTTGTAGAAGAAATTGAAGCAATCAAAGAAGGTCTTACCGACCGTGTTGATGCTTATCTTGAGTATGTTGCTGACGAGTGGATTGCTGAAAATGCACTCTCAGTTGAGCACGGTCTTAAGACCGAAATGACTGAATCGTTCCTTCAAGGAATGAGAGGTCTTTTTGAAGATCATTATGTATCAATCCCTGAAGATAGATATGATGTAATCGAGAGTATGGTAGATAAACTTGATGAAATGGAAGAAAAACTCAACGAGCAAATCGAAAGAAACGTTGCTCTAAATAGAAGATTGGCAGAGTCGGTTGCTGATGTAATTTTTGCAGATGTCGCTGAGGGTCTTGCACTTTCTCAGAAGGACAAACTCGCTTCTCTTGCCGAAAATGTTGAGTTTGATAGTGAAGCAAACTATCGTGAGAAACTGGTAACCCTGAGGGAGTCTTATTTCCCAACCAGAACTGCTGGTACTCAAAGAAACGCTAGTGAAAACCTATCTGAAGAGACTGATATGAATATTCAATCAGTTAGTGGCACTATGAGTGCATATCTTCAGACTCTGCAAAGAGTTTCTAAAAAGTGATTTTTAAATCATAATCAATCAAACTAAAACTTTTAGAGGTAAAAACAAATGCAAATGTTCAATACGGAGCAATTGCAGGAGAAGTGGTCCCCACTGTTAGACTACGAAGGTCTTGATCCTATCAAAGATTCACATCGTAGAGCTGTAACCGCAATCCTGCTCGAAAACCAAGAGAGAACAATCCGCGAAGAGCGTGAGTTCCTTTATGAGGCACCAACCAACTTTACCAGCACATCGACTGGAACAGGTACTGGTTTAAGTGGTTCAGGAACTGGTGCTCTCCAAGGTTTCGACCCCGTTCTGATCTCACTGATCAGACGCTCAATGCCTAACCTGATCGCTTATGATCTGTGTGGCGTTCAACCAATGAATGGTCCTACCGGACTCATCTTCGCGATGCGTTCACGTTATAAGACTCAGAGTGGCACTGAAACCTTCTATAACGAAGTAGATTCAGCATTCTCTGGTCAAGATAGTGCATTCAACAATACCAATGGTTGGACCAATGGTGCTGTTGGTATGGGTACTACTGCTCAGGCAGGATCTAACCCATCAATCCTAGACTCAACCAACGCTAACCAACAAGCTTATAACGTTGGTCAGGGTATGAGAACTGACGACGCAGAATCGCTTGGCGAATCTGAGCAGTTCAACCAGATGGCATTCTCGATCGAGAAAGTCACTGTAACCGCTAAGTCAAGAGCTCTGAAAGCCGAGTACTCACTTGAACTCGCTCAAGACCTCAAGGCAATCCACGGTCTGAATGCTGAAGCGGAATTAGCAAACATTCTCTCAACTGAGATTCTTGCTGAAATTAACCGCGAAGTCATCAGAACAATCTATAAGGTTGCTAAACCTGGTGCTCAAGTAAATACCGCTACTGCTGGTACTTTCGACCTCGACGTTGACTCCAACGGTCGTTGGTCTGTTGAGAAGTTCAAGGGTCTTATCTTCCAAATCGAGCGCGATGCAAACGCAATTGCACAGCAAACTCGTAGAGGGAAGGGTAACACCATCCTTTGCTCTGCTGACGTTGCTTCAGCACTTGCAATGGCTGGCGTTCTCGATTACACCCCTGCACTCAACGCTAACCTGAACGTTGATGACACTGGCAACACCTTCGCTGGTGTTCTCCAAGGTAAGTATCGCGTTTATATCGATCCATATTCTGCAAACGTACAAGCTAACCAGTTCTACGTTGTTGGATATAAGGGTTCTTCTCCTTATGACGCAGGTATTTTCTACTGCCCATACGTTCCTCTTCAGATGGTTCGTGCAGTTGGAGAGAACACCTTCCAACCTAAGATTGGATTTAAGACCCGTTACGGAATGGTTGCTAACCCATTCGCTCAGGGTCTTGACGCTGGCGCAGGTGCTCTTACCACCAATGCAAATAACTACTACAGAAGAGTTAAAGTTGCAAACCTGATGTGAGTTCTGCTCACATTTCTCCAGACCTCCCATCAGGGGGGTCTTTTTTTATCTAAATAGAAATAAAACGATGAAGACGTTTAAGGAGTTTATAACCGAAACAGAAGTTCTTGCATACAAAAATTATAAACCCGGAACTTTAAACAAATCTACTGGTAAATTTACGCAAAGATCCCATACCGATAAAGAGCAAAAACGTTATGGTTGGAAACCAGTAAACGTAAGTTCTTATAGTAAAGCAGATACTCCAGGATCATTAACTGCAAGTGGAGAAAAATTTAATGATAAGCAACGATTAGTTGCTGTTCCATACAAATCAGCAACAAGTTCTAAACCATCAACACCATTTGGAACTAGTCTTCAAATGACTAGGGCTCCTGGAACAAAAGCCCCAGTTGCCACCACAAGAGTTTCAGACACTGGAAATTTTGGCCCTGCAGGGAACTATAATAAATCCACAAGTTACGATCTTGCATTACAAACAGCAAGAGATGTTTCTGGAGATCAAAATATATCTGCACAAAAATTTGGAAAGCAAAAGATTTATGTAAGAACGACCCCACCACCTGCACCAAAAATAACTCCAAGTAAAGGTTTAATGTACGGAAGGTACTAAAATGGCAACAAATGCACTTGCTAATCAGATTTCTAATCGCAATTTTTTATCTCCAACTGGATTCAAATTTACTTTAGCAAAATATCCAAAGGTTGCTTTCTTTTGCAATTCTATTAAGATACCAGAAATAACTCTTAATACATTAATTCAACCAAATTATCTAAATGATATTCCACAACCTGGTGGAAAAATGACCTTTGGCGATTTAAATTTAAGATTTCTTGTTGATGAAAATCTAGAAAATTATATGATTATCCATAACTGGATTACTGCTTTTGGTGGTTCAGGAAGTCTTGAGGAATATGGAGTTTTAATCAAAGATCAAAATGGAACGGTAGATTATAATAGAGCATATAGTGATGGATCACTTTACGTTTTGAACAGTAGTTATAGCTCAACAGCAATTGTAAAATTTAAAAATCTTTTTCCAGTATCTTTAACTTCTTTAGATTTTGATTCAACCGTTATGGATATCAATTACTTTACGGCAGAGGTGTCCTTTAAGTATACAATCTATGATATACTAGGTATGGACGGTAAACCACTTTATCCATTTACAAGTACATGAATCTTGATGAAATCCAGGAGATGTGGCAGAGAGATTCTGTCATTGACCCCGACAACCTACACGATGAATCCCTAAAAATTCCCCAATTACATTCCAAGTATTACACAATCTACAATACAATTACTCTTCTGCGTGAGAAAGCGCGGGAAACCTACAACAGAGTACGTCTAGAACGCTATAACTACTACACAGGAAAGGCACCAGCAGAGGTTTATGTTGAAGAACCATTTCCGTATAAGGTAAGGGAAAAGGATGCCATAGAGAGGTATATGAGTGCCGATGAGAGACTATCTAAAATAGATTTGAAGATAAGATATTATGACATTACGCTTAAGTTCTTAGAAGAAATTATTAAAACGGTTTCTAACAGAACTTATCAAATCAAGAACAGCATAGAATGGCACAAGTTCCAATCAGGATTTAATTGAGGTAGAAATGCCTCTTTTTTATTGCCAATAAATATTTGTATCAGAATGATATAAATTATGAGTCATTTGATTATATCAAAAAAGAATGAAGTATATCTGCATATTAAAGCAGAACCTCACATTTATTATGAACTAGCAGATCAGTTTACATTTGAGGTTCCTAATGCAAAATTCAGTCCTCAGTATCGCAACAAGTACTGGGACGGAAAAATTCGTTTGTTTAATACACAGACTGGTGAAATTTATATTGGTCTCTTAGATAGAATTATCAGATTCTGTGAGGATCATGAATATACATATGAGTTCACAAATAATAAGTTTTATGGTCTTCCTTTTGAGGTAAATGAAGGAATCTCAAAGGAAGGTGTGAAAGATTATATGACTGCAATTAGTAGACACGCCCCACGCGACTACCAAGTTGAGGGAGTATACGACGCCTTGCGACATAATCGAAAGTTATTGATATCTCCAACTGCTTCTGGAAAGTCGTTGATGATATATTCTGTTGTGAGATATTATGTTGAGAAGCAGCAAAATATTTTGATAGTTGTCCCAACGACTTCCCTTGTAGAACAAATGTATAAAGATTTTGCAGATTATGGATGGGATGTTGGTTCATTTTGCCACAAGATCTACGCTGGAAAGGAAAGAGAAACAGATTCTCAAGTCATTATTACCACTTGGCAAAGCATTTACAAATTGCCTAAGCAGTATTTTTCCAGATTTAATGTAGTCGTAGGAGATGAGGCACACCAGTTTAAGTCCAAGTCATTAATATCTATAATGACGAAACTTTGTGATGCAAAATATCGCTTTGGATTTACCGGAACATTGGATGGTAGTCAAACACATAAGTGGGTTCTGGAAGGTTTATTTGGACCTTCTTATAAAATTATTCGCACAGATGAACTGATGCAGAAAGGTCATGTTGCCAAACTGGACATCAATATTCTTCTATTGAAGCACCCACCGAATAAGTTTGAGACTTTTGAAGATGAAGTTCAATATATCATCAACCACGAAAAACGCAATAAGTTTATCAAGAATCTTGCCCTTGATCTTAAAGGTAATACTCTGGTCTTATTTTCAAGAGTTGAAGGTCACGGGCAACCGCTATACGATCTCATAAATAATAATAAGCATAATGACCGTTATGTATTTTTCGTTCATGGTGGAGTGGATACTCAAGAACGAGAAAAGGTTCGTGAAGTAACCGAAAAAGAAAATAATGCAATCATCGTTGCTTCTTATGGTACTTTTTCTACTGGTATTAATATTAGAAATCTACATAATGTCGTCTTTGCTTCCCCTAGTAAATCAAGAATCAGAAATCTCCAATCCATCGGAAGAGTACTCAGAAAAGGTGAGAACAAAGTAAAGGCAACTCTATATGATATTGCCGATGATATTAGTTATAAATCAAGAAAGAATTATACCCTCAATCACTTAATAGAAAGAATTAAAATTTATAATGAAGAAAACTTTAATTACGATATTATAAACATACCTCTTAAAAACTAATGGGAGACGAATTTTACTCTATCATAAAACTTATATCAGGCGAAGAAATATTCTCTCTAGTATCTGTAGATGAGAACGATGGAGACCCTATTATAGTGCTACAAAATCCTATCACAATGAAGGTGATTCACGATGGTCCAACATCTTATGTGAAGATTAAACCCTGGATGGAAATAGCAAATGATGATATCTTTTTAATTAAACTTGATAAGGTTATAACAATGACTGAATCTAAAGATGAAAGAATTATAGAACTTTATAATCAATATCTCTCTGAGGATAATGATTCAATTGAAGTCTATAAACCTAGTAGTGGTGCTGTTAAACCGTCTGAAAAGATGGGATACATATCTTCAGTAGAAGATGCTCGCAAGAAACTTGAAGATCTCTTTAAAGGTCTTAAAGAAAGCTAGTTCCTATCTTCAACGGGGACAAACCTAGTCTACACATATTTTCATATCTTGTCAAGCCCCCAAATCTATGGTATAATAAGTAAATCATATATTGAATGAGTCCGATGCTATGCCCAAGAAGAAATCAGAACACTATGTAAATAATAAAGAATTATTAGAAGCACTGATTGTATATCGTACTAAGGTTGCTGCTGCTAAAGAAGCAGGTCTTCCTAAACCACGTATTACAAATTACTTGGGAGAGTGTTTTCTAAAGATTGCGACTCATTTATCATATAAACCAAATTTTGTTAATTATATGTTCCGTGAGGATATGATTTCTGATGGTATTGAAAATTGTGTGCAGTATATTCATAATTTCAATCCAGAGAAGTCTCAAAATCCTTTTGCTTATTTTACACAAATCATTCACTATGCATTTCTGAGAAGAATACAAAAAGAAAAGAAACAATTGGAAATTAAGACTAAAATTATCGAACGCACTGGTTTTGATGAAGTTATGACCGTTGATGATGGATTGCTTTCTGGTAGTAATTCAGACTACAACACGATGAAGGACAACATCCAATACAGAAACGGAAATCGATGACTCGTATCGCAGTTTTAACAGACACTCATTGGAGTGCCAGGAAAGCTTCTAGGCATCTTCATGACTACTTTGAACTTTTCTATAAGAATGTATTTTTTCCTACCTTAGAAAAGGAAGGAATTACTACAGTCATTCATATGGGAGATGCTTTTGATAATCGTAAGAGTATTGATTTTTGGGGACTTGATTGGACTCGTAGAGTTGTGTTGGATCCATTGTCAAAGTATGAGACACATATAATTGTTGGAAATCATGATATTTTTCTTCGCAATTCTACAGAAATAAATGCTCCAGAACTTTTGCTGAAAGATTATCCAAACATAAAAACTTATAGTTCTCCTCAAACTGCAAAAATTGGTGGTTTGGACATTATGATGGTGCCGTGGATTTGTAGTGAAAACTACGATGAAACTCTAGAACAAATTAAAAAATCCAAAGCAAAAATTGCTATGGGGCACTTGGAACTTCAAGGTTTTCGTGTGAATCGTAATTTGATTATGGAAGAACACGGAACAGATCCAAAAATTTTTGATAAATTTACTAAAGTATTTTCTGGGCACTATCACACTCGTTCCAATAACGGTAAGGTTTTTTATCTCGGTAATCCTTATGAAATGTACTGGACAGATGTGAATGACACACGCGGATTTCATATTTTTGATACAGAAACTTTAGAACATACTCCAATTAACAATCCCTATAAATTGTTCTATAACATTTATTATGAGGACACTCCATACCAGTTGTTTAATGCATCCGAGTATGAAAATAAAATTGTTAAGGTAATTGTTCGCAAAAAATCAAAACCAAAAGATTTTGAAAAGTTTATCGACAAACTTTATACTGCAGGTATTCAAGAACTCAAGATTGTTGAGAATTTTGACATTCAAGAAAGTGAAAATTTTGAGATTGATGAAGAAGAGAGTACTATTTCAATTTTGAATAGATATATTGATGAGGCAGAATTTAACCTTGATAAGAATGTAATCAAGGGGATATTCCAAGACCTTTACCAACAATCTTGCGAGGTAGAATAAATGTTTCTTCTTACTCTCAAAGATAGAAAAGACGATGGTGCATATGCCGTCCAAGATCAATATGGACATAAAGTTTTATTTCTCTTTGAAGAGGAAGATGATGCTACTCGCTATGCTTTGATGCTAGAAGACCAAGAAGAAACTGAAATGGACGTTGTTGAAGTTGACGACGACCTTGCAATAAAGACTTGTAAACTTTACAACTATAAGTATGCAGTCATAACCCCTAATGACATTGTAATTCCTCCTAAAAATGTTAGTATTTCATAAAATTAAATGGCGCAACTTTCTTTCCACCGGGCAGCATTTTACAGAAGTTAATTTTGAAAAACACCATACAAATTTAATTATTGGGACAAATGGGGCAGGGAAATCTACCGTACTTGATGCATTAACATTTGTTCTTTTTAATAAACCTTTTAGGCGCATTAATAAACCAATGTTGGTTAATAGTGTAAATGAAAAAGATTGTCTTGTGGAGATTGAGTTCTCTGTAAATAATCGAGATTATCTTGTTCGCCGTGGCATTAAACCAAATATTTTCGATATTGTGGTGAATGGAATTCCTCTTCACAAAGAAGCAGATGACCGTGCCAATCAAAGAATTCTAGAAGAGAATATTCTCAAGGTAAACTACAAGTCTTTTACTCAGATTGTGATTCTGGGTAGTAGTACTTTTGTTCCTTTTATGCAGTTGACTACTGCAAATCGTAGAGAAGTGATTGAAGATCTTTTGGATATTCGTATTTTCTCTGCGATGAATAATCTGATTAAGGATAAGATTCGTGAGAAAAAAGATCAGATTAAATCTCTTGAACTTAAGAAGGAAACTTTTAAGGACAAGATGAGGATGCAACAAAGTTTTATTGAAGAACTTGAAAATCGTGGTAATGCCAATATCAATGCCAACAGAGAAAAGATTGCCAATTTAGACGCTGAAGTTGGCGTTTATATGACCGAAAGTGCCAAAACCGAAGAGCAAATTTTTACCTACACTAAAGATCAGGAAGATCTCATTGGTGCTGATGATAAGTTAGTAAAACTAAACAATCTTAAGGGTAAAATCTCGCAGAAAGTATCTGTCATTACTAAAGAACATAAGTTCTTTACCGAAAATACGGTCTGCCCCACTTGCACTCAAACAATTGAAGAAGAGTTTCGGTTAAATAGAATTACAGACGCTCAAAATAAAGCAAAGGAACTCCAGAAAGGTTTTCAGGAACTTGAGGAGACTATAAAGTTAGAACAAGAACGAGAGCGTCAATTCACAGTTCTATCTAAGGAGATTACGAAACTCAATCATGAGATTTCTCAAAACAATACTAGGATTTCCCTCAACCAGAGACAAATCCGAGACCTTGAATCTGAAATTCAAACTATTACCCAAAACCTTGCAAACAGAAATACTGAGCATGAGAAGTTAGAAGAATTTCAAACCAATCTCCAAAAAAC